AGAAGTTTATGAATGTAGTGATTACCCAAGTACGGAATTTCCAAAAACACACAGAATGTTTTCATTTCATTGGCAAGGATTAAATGCCCAACTATGCAAAGATTGTGCAAAGCCTTTGTATGAAGCACAAGAGCAAACTATGAAAATAATTATTGCTAATAGGGGACAAGAATGAAACATAAACACGCAGACTTAATAATTGCTTGGGCAAATGGTGCTCCGATTCAATGGAAAGACAGACATGGACAATGGGAAGATATGGGAGAGCCTTTGTGGGCTGAAAATCACGAATACAGAATAAAACCAGAACCTAAGCCAGACATTATTAAATTTATCAATGTACGTCTTCAATACAAAGACACAGGCATATGTAGATGGGATTCATGCGATGCATCATATGCGAATCTTAAATTGGTATTTGATGGCGAAACAGGTGAGTTGAAATCAGCAGAGGTGCTCTCAAGGGGACAAGAATGACTAAAGAAGAAATAATTGATTTGGCTGAACAATCTGGTTTTCTGTTTGATGACGGATTCCCAATAGGATTTACTTATTCAATGTTGAAAGACTTTGCTAAACTGATAGCAGAAAAAGAACGTGAGAAGTTTTGCGCTGTACTTCGGCAATTACATGATTCATATTCATTGACAAGCGATTCAAACGCCATCAGAGCAAGGGGACAAGAATGACTAAAGAAGAAATATTAACCAAAGATTATGCGCTAGTGGTCGCACTAGAGGCGCTTGTATTGGCTAGGACTCATTGCAGTAGTCCAGTTGCTGATGTATATCATAATGCCATAGAAATTATTAAGAGAGCATTTATAGAACATCAAAAGGACAAAAATGATTAAGACAAAATGGAATGTAGAAGCTGTAAAGGCATATGAGACTGGGCAAGGCGTTGAGTTAGTAAATGAACCCTATCCACATTATGTACCTTCGACTACAGAATCAGAAAAGCAAGAGCATGGTGAGCCTGTGGGATGGATAGACAGTAAAGGAAACATGATTTGCACAAAAATAAATGAATCTTGTAAACCTCTCTACACCACACCACAAACTAAAGAATGGGTAGGCTTGACTGAGGAAGATTTAAACCCAATTTGTGATGAATGGCGAATCATTTATGGAGCGTGGACACATGACTTTGCAAAAGAAATAGAAGCTAAGTTAAAGGAGAAGAACACATGACACCAAAATTTACATTACTGCTCGAAAAGTGCGTACTTGATGGGGTGATACTTGGTCATAAAAGAGCATACAAGCATAACACCATCCCTAGTGAATCTGATATCAACGAGTCAATTTTTAATGAGGTGATCAACGAGCTACACGAGTGGTTTGACTTTGAAGTCAAGTCAAACAAGGAAGCGCATGATTGAAGAAGAAATGCACAAATGCACGGCTTGTTCGTGTGAATATACAGACGCCGAGGGTGGGATACAAGGTAATTTTGGAATTTTACCTATGTCATTTTGCCCAACTTGTTTAAGTTGTATGTTGGATATGGCGGATCAATTGAATCCACGAGAATGGGTAGGGTTGACTGATGATGAAATGAAAGCAATAGCGGAGTGGCAGTTAAGTGCTCATAGACCTTTGATTGACGTTATAAAAGCAGTAGAACAGGCATTGAAGGAGAAAAATAATGAATGAATTAGATGTAATTGGTGGAATATTTGAGACTGAAACTGGAGCAAAAGGTTTTCAAAACTTGCTCAATGAGCCTACGGTTATAGTAAAATTACATATGCCAGATGCTCAACAGCCCGTTATGTACTTTGTTGCTAACAAAAGATTTTCTGATGATTTGGCCGAAATGTTAAATTTTAACTGAAAGTTAACAATGGTTACAAAGAAACAATTGGCGCCAAAAAAGTTAATGGACGAGCCGACAAAGCCAGAGGCTACGTTTGTGGAGGTTAGCGATTATTTGGACTATGTAAGCTCAAGGCTCAAGTATCTGGACGCCAAAGTAATTGCCCTAAAAACCGAAAACACACAGCTAAAGTCCACTATAAAGCAGATGGAAAGACGTTTAATGGCAGGATAGAATATAATAAAGATTATCAAAGGTTCGACATTGGAATAATATGGATAACGTAACCGCCCCACAAAAGAAGAAGATTGGCCGCCCATCAAAATACACGCCTCAACTAGCAGATGAGATCTGTCAAAGGCTAAGTAATGGGGAGCCACTAAGACAAATATGTAGAGATGATCATATGCCTGCCTGGCAGAAGATCTATGAGTGGATGCATAAAGACCCTAATTTATCGGGAGCCATCGCACACGCACGTGATCAAGGAGGGGATGCCATAGCTGAGGACATCCTCAATGAGATTAGCCAAGAACCCGAAAGAATACTTACCGAGGGTGGAGGAAGGGTTGACCCAGGGTATGTCCAACTGGTCAAGATGAGGGCTGAGATCAAGCTAAAGCTCCTAGCTAAGTGGAACCCCAAGAAGTACGGCGACAGGACGATAATCGCCGGCGATAGGGAAAACCCCATGCAGTCTGAAATTATTGTGACCGCCAAGGACGCAATGAACACTGTTGTTGAACACCTTATGCTTAAGAAACAAAGTGCAAACGCAGGAGATTGACGAGGTTATTGAGATACTTACCTCTCCAGAGGTCAAGGCTCACTTTGCTGTATTACCGCCAGAGGATCAACTTGCCTACGCATCGAGGATCAAATGGCTATCAATAGCCCATGCTCACCAAGTGCCTGAGAGTTGGGACTGGTCAATTGCTTTAGTGCTCGGGGGACGGGGGGCGGGGAAGACCAGACTGGCGGCGGAGTGGCTTTGGTGGCAAGCATGGAGCAAGCCCAAGACTAGATGGTTGGTTGGCGCTCCAACGCACTCAGACCTAAAAGACGTCTGCTTCATGGGTGACTCTGGCTTGGTTAATGTCATACCCCAGATTCTCATTAAAAAGCACCTCAAGGACGATAATGAGATAACCCTGATCAACGGCTCTATTATTAAAGGCATCCCCGCCTCGGAGCCTGAGCGGTTCCGCGGCCCACAGTTTCATGGTGGATGGCTCGATGAGTTGGCTGCTTGGGATTACCTCCAAGAAGCTTGGGATCTGCTGAGCTTTTCGATCCGACTAGGCAACAAAACACAACTTATGTGTACGACAACGCCTAAGCCTAAAGATTTAATAGTCGAGTTGGTGGGTCGAAATGGACAGGATGTATCTCTGACCACTGCATCCACCTACGCCAACATTGATAACCTATCGGCTAACTTTAAGAAACAAATCGAGCAGTATGACCCTGATTCTGCACTTTACAGACAGGAAGTGTTGGCTGAGATATTAGATCCTGAATTAACAGGTATTGTTAAGCGTAAGTGGTTCAAGCTCTGGCCTGCGTTTAATTCTCAGGGCGATGTTATGCCTTTACCTAAGCTAGAGTTTATCTGCATGAGTTTGGACTGTGCTTATACAGACAAGTCACAAAACGATCCTACTGCTTGCTTGGTATTTGGTGTGTTTAAGCCATTAGACGCTCCAATGAGTGTGCTTATATTAGATGCGTGGCAAGATCGCTTACAGTATCCAGACCTCAAGCCAAGGGTTATGGATGAGTTCGAGGTGGTGTATGGTGAAGGCAAAGACAAAAAGCGCATAGAAATGATTCTGGTAGAGGATAAGAGCGCGGGTATCAGTCTTATACAAGACTTACAACGTGCTCAACTTCCTGTCGAAAGCTATAACCCTGGTAAAGCAGATAAGGTTCAGAGGCTTTCAATTGTGGCCAATATCATACGGGCAGGAAGAGTCTGGGTGCCTGAGTCTAGTGTTAACAAGGGATACGTCAGAGACTGGGCAGAAGGCGCCATAAGCCAGATTTGTGCTTTTCCTGATGCAACACATGATGATTACGTTGATGCGCTCACACAGGCTCTTAGGTGGTTGAGGGATGCAGGGTTCTTAAACATAGATCCTCCGCCTAGAGACGACTATGACCCAGAAGATTTAATTGATGCCAATCCAGTTCAAAGGGGTAATCCATATGCTCAATGATCTGATGTATGATCATGAAGGGGCGAAATATTGGGTTAGCGCCAGTACTTTTATTGATATATCGTCATTATTTGAAAATGGAAAACACTGCTTTATGTGGTTCGCCCCACCTTTGGTTGATTAAGTATGTGTAGCAAGGGTACACTCATGTGTAATATTGCGAGGTGCTATGCCCAATCCTAAAGCAAACAAACCCCTGACACTTGAACAAATCAAAGCAGATGCAATTGGCATGGGCATACCTGCCAGAGCATTGCTCGACATGATCTACTCTGGTGGACGCAGTGCTGTTGCAACTACAGCAGGATTGCCTGTTGACATGGCTAACACAGCCATTGGTTTGCATAACATGGCACGTGACGTCCGTCGCAGGAAGTTTGAAGGGTATGAGCCAGGCACTATTCCTGGAGGCTCTGAGGACATCAAGGGCTTGATACCTGACTTAGCCAAAGATCCCAACTCTAACCTCAACAAGATGGCTGACTTCGGTGGTAGCTTTGCTGTTATCCCTGGAGCGGGTGAGGCGGCGGTAAAAGGCGCCAAGATGGTTGGGCAAGAGATTGCAGACAGGGTTGCTACAGGCCAGAAGTTAATGCCTGGTTCATTTGCTGAGCCACAGATGGCTATGTTCGCTGTCAAGCCCAAGGGTGGTAGTTGGTTGAATCATAGCCCTGAAGGATTTTTAAAAGGATTGAAGTCCGAAAACAGATTAATTAGTCCATCGCTTTTTGAAGGATTTGAGCAGTCGGCAAAAGACCCAACTGATCCATTGCAAGAAAGATCGATTCGTCGTTTGCGTGAGCACAATAATGAGATTGCCGTTAACAAATGGATTGACAAAAATCTAACCAATTACGTTAAAAATGAAATGGGTACTGAGCACGACCCAATACGTAAGTTGGCTGACCAAGGAATAATACACGCTCCAATTGATGATAGCCATATTTCTGGGCCACTTATTTATAACAAAAGAAGAGAAGCAAATTTACCAGAGAAAGGATTTGCTACTACAGAACTTGGTAAGAAATGGGAAAAATTAACTGATAAATCAATTAATAATGTCCCGGTTAAAGAATATTTAAATGAGAATAGATATCAAGTAAGAGGTGGTTCTTTGCCTGCTCAATCGTTTAAGAATGAGGAAGAGGCAAATCATTACATGAACCAAGTTAAAGAAGTGGCAGGTGATAAACCGTTTGGTGGTGAAGGTTTAACATTTAATAAAATACTAGAAAAAGATCCTTTTGTTAAAACTGAAATTGGTCCTGTTCATGAAAATCCTTGGTTACTTAAAAAGAATCCAGAAGATACAGTACATCATGCTTTTGATTTGGAAACTTTAGGATTTGATCATTTAATGGATGTACTTAAAGAGGATTTGGCAAACGGTCGAATACAACCAGAAGATCTAAAGAACTACAGCATTGATAGAGCGGTTCGTAGAGCGCATGAGTACAACGAGGATATGGCTAAGAAGATGGCTGAGACTGCCATTAAGCAGACTGAAAGTATGCCCGTAGTCAAAGAATACCCATCTGGTCACAAATGGATTGAGTTGGCACCTGAAAAAATGCCAGAGGGATATAAGTTACCCGAAGGTTACACGGTGACAAAAGATGATAGGGCGGATTTTCAAAACACGCCTTGGTTCGTTAAAGGGCCACATGGCGACATTATCTCTGGCGATAAAGGATTGTTTTACGCAACTCCTGAAGAGGCATTAAAAAATGCCACAGAAAAAACACACAGTGAAAATGCATATCAAAAACTATCTGATGCCCTACAGTATGAAGGCGACACAATGGGTCACTGTGTTGGTGGCTATTGTCCTGACGTATTAGAAGGACGTTCACGCATATTTAGCTTGAGGGATGCTAAGGGTGAGCCTCATGTAACAATTGAAACTAAGCCAAATCCATATCCAGTTAGTGGTGAAGCGTTTGCCATGTTACCACAGAGTACAAAAGCACAATACGGTCAATATGTTCGTGAATGGAGACAACGCAATCCTGACATTCAAAATTTGACAGATGAGCATACGATTCAAGCGTTAAAAGAAGCGGGTGTTCCACCACAGCCAGACGACATTGTTCAGATTAAAGGTAAAGGCAACAAAAAGCCTGTAGATAAGTACATTCCAATGGTACAGAACTTCCAACGTACTACTGGCTTTCCTATTAAGGGAGATATACAGAACTCTGGATTTGTTGATACTCATCCTGAGTTAAAAAAATTGGGAGAAAGTATTGGTTTAAAAGTACCAGATTATTTAACTAAAGACGAAGAAAATGTTTTACACCAACAAGTTGCTCCTCATATTGAGTCAATGGTTAAAAACGCAAACGATTTTTTAGATACTCATCCTGCATTTGAACCTCATCGTCAAGCAACTAGAGAATTTAATGATGCTCTTAGCAAAGAGTTTTCAACTAATGAGCCAGTTTATACTCAACAAGAGATGAATGAGCTTGAGCGTAGATCGTTGCAATCAATTCATCCAGAATTTCCTTACCATTTTAATGAAATAAAAAAAGTATTAAATAATCCAGAAGAACATGGTGAAGGTGATCCATTAAAGACTCAACTATATAATCTTGGAAAAATTGATGAGCTTCGTAACAAAGTAGGAGATGTTCCTACTGTACAGCCAACAGTAACTCCTAATAATCCACAGGGTTTAGCTAAAGGTGGAAGGGTCAAGCGTAAGGTTCATGTTGCTAATGACTTGGATATGATGCGCCATGAGATCCAGATGAAGGATAGCCCCAAAGGATTTGCAGGCGGTGGGATTGTGGACAAGATGATTGGCAAAGGAGTATCAAAACTATTCTCTGCTGTGGATAAGACCGCGGCTGAGTTGCCAAGGAGTAAGGGTACGGGCAAAGAGTTTATCATTGAGCTTAGCAAGAAGCCCGGCGTAAAGAAGGCTGAACTGGCAGACAGAAACTTGCACGAGATCAACGATCTGCCTAAGATGACTAAGGATGAGTTCCAAGCTGAACTTGCTAAACGTCCTGTGCCAAAAGTATATAAAAAAATATTGAGTAATGACGCAGAACCTTTACAGATTATTAAACACAATCCTGATAGCATACTAGACGACAAACACTGGGTTGTCGATAGCAATGGTGAACCAGTCACAGCCCATCCATTCCCATCGAGAGAGGATGCTGAATCTCATATTGAAAATCATGAGATAGATGAGAATCAGACACACCATGAGGGTTTTAAGCTTCCTGGTGGTAATAATTATCAGGAGCATTTGTACAAGTATGAGCCAGAAGGACAACCACCTTTTGTGGCAAATGAACATCATTTCGGTGCTGAGCCTAATGTATTAGCTAGTGCTCGAACAGTTGACCGTAGAACACCTGATGGCAAGAAAATCTTACATGTTGAGGAGATTCAATCTGATTGGCATCAGGATGGACGTAAGTATGGTTATAAGGACTCAAATCCAGAAGCAAAAATAGAGCAATTAAAAGAACTAAAACAAACATTTGATGATCTTAACAAGCGCAGAAGAATTTTGCATGAGCAAGCTTTAAGAGAGCCAGAGGCAGGACTAAAATTTGAAAGTTTGATGGAAGAAGCAAATGGAATAACGCCTAAATTGCTTGAATTAAATAGTCAGATGTATGATCTTGATCATTTGACAAGACAAAATATAAATGCAGTACCAGACGCTCCATTCAAAAATAATTGGGAGCACATGGTCAGCAAGGACTTAGTCAAACACGCCATTGACAATGGGTATGACGCAATAGCATTGACCCCCGGGAAAGAGCAGGCAGATAGATATAGCTTGGCTAAGCAAATAAACAAGCTTATTTATGTTGACACTGCTTCTGGAACTGGTAAGTTTGGTGAGCATTTACATGGAGAGCCAACAGCGGGGAAGCTACAAGCTTTTGATCATCGTGGAAATAAAGTAATTGATGAAGATATTAATCCACATGAATTACCTGATTACATTGGGAAGGAAGCCGCTAGTAAACTGCTTGAATCCAAGCCTTTTGATGTAAGTGAAAATAGTGGATTTGATGGCAATCGTTGGAGAGAGTTAGCAAATCAAGATTTGAATATTGGTGGCGAGGGCATGAAAGCCGCATACGACAAGCGCATCCCCAACACCTTCAACGACATTGGTAAGCCATACGGCGCTGAGATGAAGCTTAATGAGTTACCAGTATTAAATAGTGGTAAACATTACGCAAACAGAACAATCGAGGGCGATAGTTTTAATGTCATGGATGGTAATGACAACATAATTTCAAGCCATCCAACGCAACAAGAAGCAAACATAAAAGCTAGAGAACTAAACTCTACTCCTCTTCATTACATGGAATTCACACCAGAGATGAAACAAAACGTAGCCACAGAAAGTTTACCTGCCTATGCAGATGGTGGACAAGTAAAACACCCAGGCTTCATAAACCCATCTTTAAAGCTTGCTAACGGGTCTGTCACACTCAATCCTTTAGAGTTTATGCCAAACTATCAAAGGGGCGGTAAAGTCCACGTAACAGACGATTTGGACATGATGAGGCATGAGGTTCATATGGCAGGCGGTGGATCATTAACTAATAATGTTCTCAAGAAAGTTGGTCAATTTATAACCAAGGCCGAGAAAGTACCTGCTGTTCCTTTGAGCATACCAAGATCTACTCCAAAAACTTTAGAAGATATTGACAAAATTGCTACGCGAGTTGCCAAGCAGATGATTGGTGAGCACGTCAGGCCTGAGAACTCGACTAAGACGGTTAATCTTGCAGGAAGATCAATGAGGGAGAGCGAAAGGCTTAAGGGCCTTCCGTATCAGATACAACCAACTGGAACCGCTCAAAAGGCAGACGCATATACACCACAAATTGGCGATGTGAATGTAGCTATTCCTGGAGACCAAACTATTTCTGATTCAATCTTGCGTCATGCAGGAGATATAGAAGACATCAACTCTATACAGGAAGGTGGTTCAAAATATGGACTCGGCAAAATGTCGCTTGAGCATCCATTATTTTGGGCCTCTGGTGAAGATCCCGCTCAAATGGCGCAAGATAAGATTACAAGATTAGCGGGTTATTACGAACCAAGCCGTGTCATTGGTCAGCATTTGGGTATGGGTCCAGTAGCTAACAACTTTGCTATGCATTTAGCAGATGCAAACCTTCGTGCTACTGATTTGTCAAAGATGAAACCAGAACAGATGTATAGCTTTGATAACATCATTGCTAATGGCTATGTTAAGAAAAATGCTAAGACTGGTGAGTATGAGCACATTAATTTTCCGCATTGGCCTGGTATAGCTGATCCAGAAAGCGCATACAAA